GATCCTGATATCGACGAAATAACGCTCGTCGATACGGTTGAGGGCTTGAGCGCCTACCCCGACATACTGGCGGCGATCGTCCGCGGTGCCATTAGCGACGAATACCAGGCCGAGGCGCTTAGATATCAAATCGAGGACCTCACGGAACGCCGCAACCGTTTCAACGATCGCGCCGGCAAGCGGCGCGAGGTCGTGCGCGAGGCGATGCTTGAGTCGCACATTCCAAAGCTCACGCCGCCGGATTTTACGGCGTCGCTTCGCGCCGCGCCGCCGTCGGTCCAGGTCGTCGACGAGAGTTTGATCCCGGCGACCTTTTGGGAAATGCGCCCGCATTTGCGCCGGCGTGAGCTCCTCGACGCGCTCAAGGACGGCCAACCGATCGAGGGCGCCATGCTTTCAAACCCTGGAATGTCGCTAACCGTTAGGAAGCGGTAATATGCGCGTTGTTCTTGTTGCGTTGGTTGCGTTGGTTGCGTCGAGCGTAGCGGCGCGCGTCTCGCCAATATGTCCCACCTTGGCCGAGGCCCGCGCCGCATTTCCCGGTAAGTATTTGTATTGGCATACGGCGCGGCATTGTTGGAACGCAACGCCAGGCCGGCGCCACTATGACGCGCCGGCGCCGGTGCCGGCACCGCGGCCGGCCAACGACAATACGCCGATGATCCTTTACCCGACGCTCGTGCATAGCGCCGCCGAGCTCGACGCCGCGCTCCTGGCGCCCGAGCCGTCGAGCACCGGGCCGCTCTTGCTCGACGTCGACGAGATCACCGCCGGCCCGGCCGACGAGCCGCCGCCGGCCGAGGCCGAGGTCAATTTCCGCGATCGCTGGTCGGTCATGCCGGCGACCTGGTTCATGGCGAGAAAAGAATAATGGATATCGTCGAGCGCCTTATCGCCTATCGGGATCGCGCCGGCCGCTCGGATGCCGGTCGCGATTTGCTGGCCGAGGCTTGTAACGAGATTGAGCGGCTTCGCAAAGACAAAGCCGTGCTCGCGGTCGCGTTTAAGCTCGTCAATTCGATGCTCGACGAGGGCGACAAATGAGCAACATTTACGAAATGCTCCGATGCGCCGATCGCGAGCTTAAAATGCGAAAGCGCGTTTACCCGCGCCTGGTCGAGCGCGAGCGCATGACGGTGACCGAGGCCGATAGCGAAATCCGCAACATGGAAAATATTGTCGAGCATTTCCGAAAGCTCGTCGAGAACGCCGAGCCAACATTGTTTAACAATGGGAGCAAATTGCCATGACCGAACCGACAAAACAAAACGGCGGCGATCTCTCGCCGGCTCAAATGGACGCGCTCGCCTTTACCTTTGCCGATCACTTGCGTGTCAAAGGCGAGCTCGACGGCGCGCTTAATCGTTTGCACCTGGCCGAGAAATTGATCGCCGTCAACAAAATTGAGATCGAGGGATTGCGGGTCGAATTGGCGCAAGGTCATAGCCGCATTGAATCCTATCAAATCGAGCGCGATCGCGCCGTCGAGCAACGCGCCAAATTGGCGGCTTTGCTCGCCGTCATGCACACCGCCATGCACGAGGCGGCGATCGAGGATTTTATCAAAGAGGACGCGACGCAATGATCCTGGAAAAGCCCGACGGCGTGCCGCGCCTGGTCCCGGTTAAAGAGGCTTTGCGCTATGGCAAATTCGGCCTCACGAAACTCTACCATTTGATTTCCGACGGCAAGATCGAGGCCCGCAAGGACGGCCATACCACGCTTGTCGACCTCAATTCGATCGACGCCTATCAAAAAGCCTTGCCGCGCATGGTCGGGCGCCGATCGCCGCGCCGGCGCGGACGCTAACCGCCGCATAGGGATTGCCAATGTGGAAACCGATAGAGACGGCACCCAAGGACGGCACAACGATCATCGTGCCATTGAACGGGACCGTTCGCTGCTTTTGGTGCGACGATCTAAAGCGATGGGTTCTCAATAGCCCGCTTCACATGGAGACGGTCGATCCGACCGAATATCGCGCCGAGGGCGCTAATGGCCCTTAAATGAAAAAAGCGGCCGGGTTTCCCCGGCCGCCCTCGTTGCCTCAAGCTTGCTTATTTCGGTGCCGGCTCGCTACCCCGCTCGATCAGCAATTTAAGCGCCTTATATTGGCCGTCCTCGCATACGATCCGCAATTCGTAATTTTGGTCGTCCTCATAAAGCCGCGCACAAGCCCGTTTGATTGCGTCGACTTTATCGCGCGGCAATTTGTTAATTTCCGCGATCGGCATGGCTTTGTCGACAATGACTCCCGCGTGGGCCGCGCTCGCCGCAAGCACCGCGAACACTATCACAATGGCTTTCATGATTACGCCGCCTTTTCCAGTGTGACGACGTTGCCGTCGCGTAACCGATAAAGATAGTCGGCCCAAAATTGCATCATTTCCTTGCGCTCGTCGCGATGTTGCGCCTTGTTATAGATGCCGCGAGTCCGCGCCGCCCGCGATCCTTCCTTGTCCTTTTTGCCGCCGGCCTTGTGCGCGAGTTGGCGCTCGATCGCGTCGGGCGTGAATTGCCCGCTTTCGTTGAGCAGCGTCGAGGCGATCGAGCGAAAGCCGTGGACCGATTGCTCGCCGCCTAGCTTCGTGTCGTACCCCATTTTAACGAGCGCGCGCGTCAGTGTTTCTTTTGCGACCGGGAATACGCGCGGGCCGTTGCCGGTGATAGGGCGCATAACGTCGAGGATTTCTTGCGCTTGGCGCGAGAGCCAAACCTTGTGAGGCTTTCGCATTTTCATCTTGGCGGCGCCGATCGCCCATAAGTCGCCTTTAATGTCGTCCCATAACATGCCGGTGATGTTATGCGGCCGCGGGAAAGTGAGCGCCATCATTTCCAACGCCTTGCGGATAACCGTCCGCCGCTTGACGTCGCGAATACGCCGCATGAGCTCGCCGACGCGCTCCTCGGCTTCCTCTAGCTCGATCTCCTCGGTTTCAAGCTGGTCGGTCACCGCCGGCAATTTTCTTGCATGGTGCTCGTCGAGGGATTTGTTACAAGGCATTGCGACGTTGTAATCGCAAAGCTCATGCGTGACGGCGAGGTCGAAAATACGCACGGCCAAGCCGGAAACGCGGCGCGCCTTGTTGGTATGGCCGTCCTTGCAAAGCTTGACTAGGATCGCACGAATTTCGCTCGGCTTGATATCTTTGATCGGGCGCGGCCCGAGCGGGATTTGCAAGGCCCGCAATTGAATCTTTGTGCAACGCAAGGTCCCGCTCGACTTTGTGCCGCCGTCCTTGCGCTTGCCGGCGACGTATTCACGCCGCCAAAATTCGCCTATCTCGCCGGCTTTTTCGTCGAAATTCGTGAACGCGAGAAAGGTCACCGCGCCGGCGGTTTCAACAACCGCGGCGCGTTTTATCTCCTGATTGTTTGCGCTCGGGTCGATCCCCTTGGCGAGTAGGATACGCGCGGCGTCGCATTTAATGCGGGCGTCGCCGAGCGGCACCTCGGGAAACGAGCCGAACGAGATCGTGTTTTGTTTCTTGCTGGCCGGCCTCGTGTAGTAAAAGCGCCAACCGCGCCGGCCGTTCGGCTTGATATGAAGGTAGAGCCCGCCGCCGTCGCGGAGCTTGATAAGCTTTTCGCCTGGCGCGGTATTGCACGTTGCAAAATCGAGGCGTCGCATAAAGTCGGTTTTCATCTTGTGCCCTTCCCAAAATGTCCCAAAAAAACGGGCGCATGGTCGCGCTTTAGTGCGCCGGTCGACGCCCGAATATGAAAGGCGAAACGTAGCGGGATCAAGACGTTGCGCCGTAATGCGCCGTAATGCGCTTTACTGCGAAAGAGGCTAGATAATCTCGCGTCGTCCGTCAATATATCGCATTTAGGCCCGTATAATGGGCGTTATTGGAAACGGCCGCCCGAGGCTTCCCAAGAATTGTACCAAAACCGCCTTGCTCATTATATACCGCGCGCCCGCGCTAACTAACCCGTCCAAATAACTTGAACCAGGTGCCGCCCGGCCGCTATGTCGACCCTAGAAACCAAAGGAACAAACGACATGGAAATCTTTATGATCGCGGCTTGCGTTTATGCGTCCGTCAATGCGACCGAGCCGGAACGCTGCTCGTTGACCGACGGCCGCTATGCGCGCGTATTTCATTCGGCCGCCGCGTGCGAAGCGGCTCGCACCAATGGCGGGTATCACGAATATGGCCTTGCCAAATTCCGCTGCTTGGCCAAAACCGTGCCGACCTGGCAGGTCGTTCGATAAATTATTTCCGCTTGAGCAAATACCGCAAATAGGCGGCAACCGGGCCGGGGACCGCGCGATCGCCCTTGCGCCATCGCACCACCGCCGAGCGGTCGACGTCGAGCAATTCCGCGGCGCCGCTCAGGCTCCATTTTAACCGTTTCATTGCCGCTTTTAGCTCGGCCGCGCTCATTGGGCGCTTGGTCATGCCGCCCTATTAACGTCTATAGGTGCCATTGACAACAGGTGCCATTGGCACCTATATCATTTCAGGTTATCGGGCATCGCCACAACCGACAACCGAGCGCGGGCCAAGGCCGGTCCCCTATTTGGCCTTGGCCCGCGTTTACCCGGTGGCACAACAAACGAGGACACAATGAAGAAACTCGCTCTTGCTCTTGCCGCGCTTTCACTACTGGCAACCGTCGCCAACGCCGGCCCGTACGGCACGACCTGCCGCACGACTTGCAGCGGCAACGTTTGCACGACGAATTGCTACTAACCGCGTCGATTTCATTACCAAAGCAAACCCCGCCCCGTTTCGGCGGGGTTTTTATTGCGGCTCGCCCTGGTCGGCGGCCTTGGCGATCGCGCATAGCGCGCCGCATACAAAGCCGAGCGACCCGCCGACGGCGAGCGCGGTGTAAACGATAATGGCGGTTTGCATGGCGAGCTCCGGTCGGCCCCCGCGCCATGCCGGCCAGGTTAAACCCGAACGCCGCGGACTCGGCGGTGCGACCGCACCAATAAAAAAAGGCCCGCCCCGTAGGGCGGGCCGAGGCGCGGAGCAATCGCCGCTAACGAGGCGCGGGCCGCCTATCGCCCGGCGAGGAGGGCATCCGCCGGGCAATTCGTTATTTTTTGGTCGGCAATTCGCGCAACATGATCTCGGAAATACGATCGACGCTCTCCTTGTTGGTTTTTGTAAGACCTTCCAAAACGGTTAGGCGCGTATTGATATCGGCAAGGTGCGGCGAGCCGCGAAGCTCCATCGTCGAGACGCGCGTCTCAAGGCGCACCATATAGGCCGTGATCGAGAGCACCGCGGCGCCGATCGCCAAACCTTGCGCGACCAGGAAATAAACGAGCGTTTGATTCTCGTGAAACCATGAGCGAACGCGCGTCATCATCCGCTAAACCCACGGCTCGACCGTCGTCTCGCGCTCGTATTGCGCCGGCGGGTCGAGGCGATGGATCGCATAGAGCACGCCGCAACACCCTGGTTGCTCGTCGATCGCGTTCGGGTCGAATTTGCCGTCGGCGACATATTTGCCGGGCTCCTGGATCGTCGTGCCGGCCCATAGGTACGGCGACGGCAATCCTTTCTTGTGATAGCCCGTCCCGTTGTATTTTTCGCAATGGAACAGCATTTTTTCGAGCCGCCAATCGGACACCTCGGTCAAGCCGTCATAAGTGAGCGCGTCGATCGCGCCCTCCTCCCAGGTATCGAAAGGCCCGCGGCCGGCCGGCACAAGCGTCGTAACCTCGTCGAGCGGCTCGCCATTGCCGAGGTAGGTATCGAAATCGCGATCGCTTTCGCGTTGATGGATCGCCGCGACCATCATCCAGGGGACGCCGGTGTCGAGCTCGACGCCCTGGTAACGCGCCTTATCCGCAAGGATCGCGATGCCGAGCTCCTTAAAGGTCGCGCGCCACTCCTCGGTGAGGGCTTCCATCGCGTCCCATTGTTTCGCGTAGATCGGCCATTGCGTCCCGTACGAAAAGGTCATGGCGCCGTGGCTTTCGCTTTCTCAATAGCGTTCGCGTTTTCAATTTCCCACTCGTCGACATAGGATTGAAACGGTGCAAAATCCGTAATTGTCTCGTTCGGCTGGCGCGCCAGTTTTGCCGTGTCGAAATCAATTTCGGACCGGTATTCGACCTCGCCGATCTTGTCGTACCATTGCACGGCATGAATGCCGTCGCGAGCGAGCGATTTGCAATCAACCTTTTGCGGCTTGCCGTCGACGAGGACCGTATCGTCGTCAACGATGATCGTGACGCGCATTGATTAACCTCCCGGCACTACTTGCGGCGATCCCGACCGCCTCGACCATGCCATTGCGTAGCGTCTCGATCGCCGCGCCCGCCTGGCGGGTTTGTTGCGCGCCCTCGATTAAGAGCATGGGCAAAAGCGCAATCGCGCAACGCCAATCGTCTATCATTTCTTCGCTTTGTGGATTTTTGCCAATGACGCGCGTCCACCACGGGCATTTGTGGCAAACGGTCGCCGTGTCGACCTTGTGCAACGGGCAAATAAAGCCCTCGTCGGCGTGCGGGATTTTCATTTAGTTTTTGCTCGCAAGGATCAGGTCGAGATATTGCACGCGCAAGTCGATGGTGTGATTATGCGCGGAGCCAGCACCAGCACCGCCCGTTACAAACGTGTTGCCATCCGAGCGCGACTGCCCGCCCGGGGTATAATCCCACGAACCCCCTACGGCATAATTAAGCAATTGCACGTTAGAAACGCTTGTCGTCGCATGGTTGTGAAAAGGAATGTGAGTCGTCGCTAGCGTAAAGTCATCCGTCATCGTCCGCGCAAACACGGTACTAAAAGCAACGCTGCCGCCGCCGACACCACCGCTCCCAGACACCACACGCAATGCCTTGTCATTGTTAGTCGTGAGTTTTGTCCAGCCAGTCGGTGCCGCCGCCTGATAGAAAAGCATGACCGTCCCGGCGGGAATTGCACTAGCCGCCGCAACCGCGCCTGTAACGAACGCCGTCGTCGCTATTGATGTGTCGGCATCGCCCGCCGTCGGCGTCGGCGCTTTCGGATCGCCGGTAAATGTTGGCGACGCCAGTGGAGCGCGCGTCGTATCGCTCGGATGAATATGATCTTGCCGCGCAAACAATAACGAGGTGCCGACCGTCGCCGTGCCGTCCATGAGCGGTGGGACGGTTGCCGGAGCGCCCGCGCCATCCGCGCCCGTTGGCCCGGTCGCGCCCGGCGGTCCTTGCGGCCCGGTCGCGCCCGGCGGTCCCGGCACCGTACTATTCGCGCCAGCCGGTCCTTGCGGCCCCGTTGGCCCCGTTGGCCCCGTCGATCCCGCTGGCCCGGTTGTGCCGGTATTGCCGGTCGGTCCTCGCGGCCCCGTTGGCCCCGGATCACCTTGCGGGCCCGTTGGGCCCGGTACGCCTTGCGGCCCCATTGGGCCGCCCGGTGGCCCCGGTGGCCCCGGCGGTCCTTGCTCGCCGGTTGCTATGGTTTCGATTTCATCGGTCGTGAGCACAACAACGGTTGCGGCGTCGTCGGCGGCAATGGTGACGTTGGCGTCGGCAATGACGTCGACGCTATTCATCGCGTCGGCCCGGCGTTGATAATGAATGTGCCGTTCCAGATTTTCGTTTTGAAACCGCCGAGCGTCATGACGTTGGAATGGTCAAAACTGCCGAGGCTCAAATGCTGCAAAACGTCCTGTCGAATGAGCAACGTAAATAATCCATTGACCGGATCGGTAAGCGCAAATTCGCCGGTATCGGTCGCGAGCCGCAAGACCGCCTCGGCATCCTCGGCATGGTGCCGCAGCATCATTTCCAATGACGCGCCGGTCATGTCGATAGGCGTGCCGCTATCCGCCGTCATGTATTGGAACGCGCGGTAAAAATCCGCGTCATTCTCGACGGTGATATTGACGATTGCCATGACTACGCAAGCACGTTTGAAATTGCGGCAAACGCGGCGTCGATTTGCGCCAGCGTCGTTATGCTACCGCCATTGATGGCGGTGAGCGTATTGCTCTCACACGTAAAACAGGCTTGCACAAACGTCGCCATTTGTTGAACGACATGTGCTAGTCCCGGCTCGTCGAGTTGCGTAAACGTGCCGTCGGCCAATTTCCAATCGGTGATATGGCCGGGATTGGCGACCGCGTAGTCGTGCGCGCTTGCGGCGGTATTGCGCGAAACCGGATCGCTCAAATACGGCTTGCCGCCAATACTCACGCCGCCGCTCGCCTTGGTGTAGCGAGCAAACGCATTATATGTGCGCGGCGTGCCCGGCGGATACTGTGTCGCTAATACGTTTTCGAGATCGGCCATTGTCGCCGCTTGCGACGGTGCATTGCCAGCGTCAAGCCAAGCGACATAGCCCGCGTCCGCAACCGGGACCGACATGGCGCGACCGCTTGACCATACGTTTGCTTGATCGCCCGCGACGATCCAATACCAGTCATTCGGTGTGTAAGCCGGTATAATTTGCATTGATCGTCTCCATCAAGAATAGATACCATAAGTGCCTATCGTTCCTGCGCTATCACCGGGAAAATAGTTTGCGCCGCTGCCATAGGTGTTGAGCCAAGCCAGATTATTCGCCTCGTATTTTTTGCCGACCGCAAAACCGGAAACGCTAAGCAATAGCGTGCCGATATAGCCATAGGTCACGCTGGCGCACGCGCCACCAAAGGCCGGAGTACCCTGACAAATGATGGTGTCGGACACTCCCGCGCTATAGATTTGTCCCGCGCTAGCATACAAATGATAACCAAATGACGCGTTTTCGATCACGCAACCGCGCATGATGACGGTGCCGCTTACATCGCTTTTGATGTTGGCACTATTCACCGCACCGGCATAATGAATGTGTGTACCGACTGATATCGCTGTGCCATTACCAGTTGCCCAAATGCAACCAATGATGGTCGTCGCCCCGCCGATGCCAATACGGAAGCCGTCAACATAAAATTGTGCGCCACCCGAGCCGTAAAAACACGGAACATTGCCGCTCGTGATAACGTAGCAATTGGCTGGCGTTGTCGTGTTGCCGATAATCTGCACGCCGCCGGGTCCTGTCGTGCCGGTGATGGGACCAGCAGCTTGAAGCGATCCTAGATAAGTGCCGTCAGCAACATGAATTGTAAGGGTGTGCCCGTTCAAATTGTATGTTTGTTGCGCGAAATTATAAGCCTTCTGAATGGTGAGAAACGGTTTGCTGGCCGTACCATCTCCGGTCGTGTCGTTGCCACTTGTCGCGACATAAAGATCAAGGCTCATTAACGCTAGGATCAAGCCGCCCGATTGCGGACTGGCCCCGGCACCGGTCTGCCATTGCGAACCGGTCCACCAAAACGCAACGAAATCATTAGCCGCCCATTCGTCTTTGCCAATTGCCGCGCCGCCTCGGCGAATGACGTTGGCAAAGCTGAACGTATTGAGCGCAAAGGTCGCCGGGCCGGTCGGCGCGGCATTCATTTTAACGACGACACACATTCCAACGGTGAGCGCATTTGGAACGGGCGATACCGAGGCCGAGAACGCGTTACCGGCATTGGCCGAGGTGCCACCGAAAATGATTTTGCCGCCTTGAATGGCTTTCGCTAATTGCGTCAGGTCGGCGTTATCCGGCGTCAGGCCGCCCGCCGCAATAACCTCGACGATTTCCCGTTGCGGATATTCAATCGAGGCGGCGGGCGGGATCGAGCCCATAGTCCCGGTCGACGGGTTGCCGTTAATGTACGGGTCGTTTGCGCCCGGCGCGCCGTAGGGTTGGTTGTATTTCATCGCGAGTCCTCGTTACGGTGTGCCGGCCATTGGATCGCCGGGATTGCTCAAGCCGGAATAGTCGAAAATAATTTCGGTGTGCGCGGGCTTGAGGCGGTTCAACAAACACTCAAGATCGTCGGCGATGCCGATACGCAAATGCGGATCGACGCCACATTGACCGGACGCGCAGCGGAACCAGGTCAATTTTGCCTGGTCAACGTGAACGGTCCAATAAAAGCGGTTGGTATCGGGACCAAGGCCGTAATACGGCCACTCGGAAAGCGCGCCGTCGGCGACCGGCGCGTCGCCGCGCGCGTTCATAATGGGAACGCCCCACTCGTTGCGCATCGGATCGGGCGGCAAGTCGCCGTAAACGCGCGCGTCGCCGACGCGATCAATGCCGACGACAAACGTACGGTATTCGGTAATCGTGATCGTGTAACCGATTTGGGCCGCGGTCGCGATAAAGAACGCGCGCGATTGCGCGCCGAGCATCGTCATCCGCATGACAAGTGCGAGGTGACGCTCGTCGATCGTTTGCGGCGCGGTATAACAAGGATCGGGCAAGCCGAAATTGTATTCCCATTCCGGCAAGAGCTCGATCGTCGTGCGCGGGTCGCTTTCGATCTCAAGCAAATCGGCGGCGCGCGCGTCGACCGGGTCGGCCCAAATACAGGACTCGCCGTGGACGAGATTCATTAAAACGGAATCGTATTCGCGCGGCCAGGCCGGGCCGACCGGCAATAAATCAGCGAGGGCTTCGGCGTAATCGTCGCAATTACGCCGGATATGCTTGTCGGTCATTCGTCGTAAAGGATGGTATCGAGGACGGCCATATAACCGGGCGCCGGCATGATCGCGTCGTCAAAGATCAAGGTATGGTGATCCTCGCCGACCGCGTTGGATATCGCCTCGTCGACCCATGAGCGATAGATCGTTTGGCCGGGCGCGGCTTGCGCGTACAGCATGTTTTGAATGGATTGCTCGATCGCCGCGCGCGTTGCCTCGGTGTCATTGACGAGGTCGAGGATCGTCATTTCGAGGAATTGCTTGATAGGCGCCATGACGTAACAGTCTTTGACGGTGACCGGGCGATGCAAGTCGATATAATCGGAAACGATAAGAATATCGGCCGGCGTCGGCCATCCGTCATCGCTCGCGCGCAAGTCGTCCATGAGAAAGCGCACCGTCATGGTGCCCGGTCCTTGTTCCGGCACCGCCCAAGCGCGCGTGACACCTGGTACTTGTTTCGCCCATGCGACGTAATCGTAAGCGGCGCCGCCCATTGGCGGTTGACGAATCCGCTCAAGCACCCGTTGGCGCAATTCGTCGTCGCTTTCCATGTCGACGCCGCCGTCCATCGTGACAACGGTCACGATGCCGTCGACGCCAGCGAGCGCACTAACAAACGCCAGGCTTGAGCCCTCGTCGAGATTGCCAGCCGCGCCGGCGTCAATGGCGCGGATGCCGACCGGCGTCGGGGACGACCCGACCGTTATTTGCTCGGTCGTCTCATAGAGCACGCCGCCGCCGGCGGTTAATTGCGACCCTTGCGGCAAGACGGTGCCGGCGATGCCGGTCACGGTCCCCGAGCCGCTGGCAAACGTCGCCGGCTTGCGGCCGGCGCCCGGCAACCAAATCGCGGCGTGACGGTCGAGCCATTCCGTTTCCGCGGTGTCGGGGAGCAATTGCCGCGACAGCCAATCAATGTAGAGCAAGACGAGGAAAGCGAGGCCGGCGTTAGCGTCGGCGAGCACGCGCAAGACGCTATTCGGGATCATCGCGGCCGAGTGTAAGCGCGCGGTTATATAATCGCGGTTTTGCTTGCGGACCTCGTCGAGCGTCGGCGTTGTCCAAGGCATTTATTGACCTATCTCGTTCCAGAGGGATTGGAATTGCAATTGAATCGCCGGCAACGGCCCGCGATAGAGCACGATCCGCGCGACGATTTTTTGCAATTCCTCACGCGTGACGGTGAGGTCAAAGCGCGAAATGATCCGTTGCGTAATAAACGGTTGCAACGCCTCGCGGATATAGCTATCGACGCGCGCGATCGTTGAGCCCTGGCGCGCTTCAAAGCCGGTGATCTTGTGCCGATCGAGCAACCATAGGCGAGAGCCGATCGGCCAGCCATTCCAAACCAGGTCGGCGTTTTCGTCGGCCCACCATCCGCGCCGGTCAGTATCGGATTCCGCGTTCGGCAAAATATCGTCGGCGTTGGCGCGCTTGTTGGTGCCGAGCGCGACGATCACCGCGGACGCGAGCGCCTCGGTTTCGTCGATCAAATTGTCGGGCCGTTGCAAGAGGTCGAAGGTGACGACGATCGGCGTAACGATATCAAAAAGCCGTAAGTCGGGCATTAATTCGGGTCCGCTTTGAGTTGGATCGGCACCGTCGACCAGCATCCGCCATCGTCGACAAAAATAGCATTGGCGCCGTGCTTGATATGCGTGTGACCGGCGTCGACGCGCATGGATTTATTATCGTCGCCGCCGAATTTGCAGATAATTTTTCCGGTATCAATCAGCACCGTATTGCCGCCGACGCTAAATTCGATCTTGGTTGGATGATTGACGACCCAGGACTCTTTTGTGAGCGTCAACGACGCGAGCGCCTCTTGGCCGGATTGCTTGCCCTGGCCGAGCGTTTTCGCTTCGCCCTGGCCGGTCGTTGGCTTGGGCGCCTTATCGTCTTTCATAATTTGCGAGACGATCTTTTTGCCGCTCGGCGCCGAAACGACGATGCCGTCGCGCGTGATATGGACCTGGTGCCCCTGGTCGTCGAATAACGCGACCTCGCCCTCGACCAAGCCCTTGATCCGATAGCGCCGATCGCCGACGACGAGCAACGCGCCATGTGAGCGGTTGCCGCCGGTAAACACCATAACGGCCTCGGCCTTTTTTTGGTTGGGTTTCTGGCCGGTCGGTTTCTTGACGCGCGAGGTTAGTCCGTATGGCTCAAAGTGCTCGATCTCTTTTTGCTTTTCTTGCGTGTAAAGTGAAACCTCATGCTCGCGAAAAAGCGGATCGTCGTTATTGCTTTCAATAGTGACGCGCTTGAGCGCGTTGTTCATGCGGTCGCCGACCGTGCGCGTGGAAAATCTCATGGCGCTCCTTGCGACTCTTCCTCTTTCGGCATGGCCGGCTCGGGCGACGACGGCTCGCCCTGGTCGGCGGCGTCGCCGCCGCTGGTATCGTAATGGTCGCGGCCGCCGAGCCGATCTTGCAGGACGAGCGTCAAGGTCGAGGTGGTGCCGGTTTGGTCATTCTGGCGCGCGGTCACCGCCTGGATTCCGAGCGTGGCGCGTTGGTTCGGCAACAACATAGGCGAATAGAGGTCGATCAAATTGCCGACCTCGTTGAGCCATAGCTTGCCGTTATTGCGAAGCCATCCGGTAACCGTAACGTTAGCCTGGAACATACTCGCCGCGTTGATGTCGCCCATATGGTTAGCGTGCATTTGTGCATCTTTGACGTCGCCGGGTTGCGGCGCCACCACGCGCAACGGTGCAGGACTAGCGCCGCTATAGTTTTGGTTTTTGGCTTCGGCCGATTGCGCGCGCGCCTTGTCCATATTGTGATCGTCGTTACCATGTTGGTCGGTATCGGAAATGATGTTGCTCACCGCCGAATTATTCGTCCAAATTAATTCGGCCGAGAGGATGTTGCGGCCCTCTTGCAATTCGGCGACGACTTGGCCGCCGCCGCGGATGCCGATAATATTGCCGAGCTCGTTGTCCATGATGTGAATGTTACGCATTTGCGCCAGCCGCAAAATAAACTGAAATGGGCTTTCGCCCCAATGCACGCTAACGCGCTCGAATTTCTTGTCGGCGCCCTCGGGCGACCCGCGCAACGAAAAGGTTATCCCGAACTTTTTTAAGGCGGCGTTGGCGAGTTGCGTGAGCGTTTGATTCTTGAATTGCCCCGGCGGCAAGTCGAGCGAGCCCTTGACGATATCGGCGGGCTTGGAATGGACGATAATTTTGACGTTATGGTTTTGCCCGTCATAGACGACCTGGCGCACCGCAACCGCGCCGGTCGCCGCCAATTGGCCGGCGAGCGTGACCTTGGCCGGATCGCCCGGCTTGAGGCGCAACGAGCCCCATCCTTTATTGAGATCGCCGACCTCGGCGACGACGAGCGAGCATTGACTAACCTCCTCGTTGAGATCGCGGACGACCTCGACCTCTTTCCAATATTTGTAATTCGTGCCGGCGACCTGGACGACGCAAATTTCTTGCGGGTTTGGCATGGCCTATTGCGACAAGGCCCGCACCGGCATTTGCATAAAGGCCGGATGCACCGGCCGGTTTTCGGCGACGAGCTCGACGCCGCGCGACTCGCCGCCATAGAGCCGGTTGCAAAGCCAAAGCGCCGGCCGCGGCTTTGCAAAATTAT